CAACGCCCCGCAACCCCAATACAAAAACCTGCTCCGTGAACCTGAACCCAGCCAACCACCCACACCCCGAGTAGAACCCGTTAGCCCGCGGGACTTCCCCGCCTCCTACGACTTCTGATGGAGAAACTCCGCACCCGCAAGGTCGAGATCCGACTCAACGAGGCCGAGATCAACTACCTCGACAACCTCGCCGCTCAGTTCAACATCAACCGGGCCGAGCTAATCCGTCGCAGGTCCTTCGCCAACGTGGCCCCCACCATCCCCCAAGGGGCCACCGTCTACGCCCAGTGCGTCCAAGCCGCAGCCCAGCACGCCCCAGGTGTTCCTCGCGTACAACTGGAAGCCATCACGGCCGCAATCATCACCAAACTGTCCGAGTTCGAGGTCTAACCATGAAGCCCAAATGCATCGCCTGCATCTACTGGCAAAAGGTGGACGCCAAGTACGCCGCCGAAGATCAAGGCGTCTGCAGGCGTAACGCTCCCCAAATGCAAAAGGGCCGCGAGATGCTCTTCGCTCTCTGGCCCTACACCCACGCCGACGACTGGTGTGGCGAATGGGTGCAAAAATGACCCTTATATACTCTTAATAAGGCGTAATTACTTCAAGCGTGGGTCGCAGCACGGCAGCTGTTGTCAAGTTCCGTGTTGACACGGTTTACGGCCTCCTGTGCCAAGGAAAATCTCGCGCTGAGATCCTTCAGTTTTCCGCAAACAACTGGAAAATCTCAGATCGCTCCACCGATGAGCTAATCGCTCGCGCCAGAGCCCAGCTCGACAAGGACGCCGAACTCACTCGCCCAGCCTTCCTCGCTGAAGTCCTAGGCCGCCTCCGCACCCTTGAAGGTGCCGCAAGTAAACGTGGGCAACTGATGGTGGCCCTCAACTGCATCCGCCTGCAATGTGAGCTGGTCGGCCTATCGGACAAATGAACCACATCTCCCAGATCGATAACGAGGGCTACATGCTCGTCTGCGTCGAACGGGATGGGTTCTACGAGTGCGCCACCTGTAGCTCGGCCCACTTGGTCGAAGATAAGATCGCCCAACTGGAAGCTCGAATCGACCGGCTAGCTGCTGATGCCTTCGCTTCTTGATTCCTGCCCCGGTGGCCTGCTGCTAGAGCCGGCGATCGCTTTAGAGGATGAGCGCGATTGGACGCCGTTCGCCCAGGAGCTATACGAGAGCCTGACGCCTCCGCAACGTGAGGTGTGGGATGCGCCAGATCGCTTCAAGCTGCTTTGCTCAGGTCGTCGTTTTGGCAAGACCTACCTCTGCATCGCTCGAGTGGTGGCCTGGGCCATCGAGAAGCCTGGCAGCCTGAATTTCTATTGCACCCAAACCTTCAGAGCGGCAAAGTCGATCGCTTGGCGTCAGCTCAAGGCCATGGTGCCGATGGAGCTGTTCGCCAAAAAGAACGAGGTCGATCTCATCGTCGAACTCACCAACGGCTCGATCATTGCCTTGAAAGGCACCGAAAACGCTGATTCACTGCGGGGCGTGAGTCTGTCGAGCCTGATCGTTGACGAGGCCGCCTATGTCAAACAGGAAGCTTGGGAGATGGTTCTCCGTCCGGCGCTTTCGGATCAGGGCGGCCCGGCGTGGTTCATCACGACGCCGTCGGGCCTCAACTGGTTTCACGATCTTTGGGAGTCTGCGGCCGAGCAGGATGATTGGACGACTTTCTCGTTCACTACGATTCAGGGCGGCAATGTCCCGCCGGAAGAGATCGAGGCCGCTCGTCGCACGCTGGATGAGCGCAGCTTCCGGCAGGAATACCTCGCGAGCTTCGAGACGTTAGCCGGCAGGGTTTACCCCGACTTCGACGACGAGAACATCAGCGAGGACGTCGTCGATACCGGTGGCGAAATAATTTGGGGAACGGACTTCAATGTCTCCGTGATGGCGGGCATCTTGGCCAGCCGCGTCGGCGACACGATGCACATTTGGGAAGAGGTGGCCGTCAAGCAGTCGAACACTGACGAGGTCTGCCAAATGCTCAAAGAGCGGTTCCCCAACCGCCGGATCATTGCCTACCCCGACCCGACGGGCAGCGCACGCAAGACGTCAGCCGCAGGCCGCACGGATCACGACATCATCCGCCGCGCTGGTTTCTCAGTGGTAAGCCCTAAGGCGCCGTGGGCCGTCAAAGACAAGATCAACGCGACGAACTGGATGATCAGGACAGCAGACGGCCAGTGCAAGATGTTTGTTCATCCGCGCTGCAAGAACACGATCAAAGCCCTGAAGAATGTCACCTTCAAGGAGGGCAGCGAGGACTATGTGATCGACAAGTCGGCCAACATTGAACACTGGACAGATGGCCTTGGCTATCTAGTGCTCGGTGGCTTCAATATGCTCTACGCCCAAGCGGGCAAGGGCACTGGCTTCCGCATTTATTGAGCTTTGGCCTCGGCTCTTAAACTGAGCCGAAGCCTGCGAGAGCGTCGAAGTGTATAGCGGTTACCAGCACTATGGCCGTGCCGCATCGTCCAAGGTTGACGCGGTCAACTCGCCAAATCAGGCGTGGACGAACCAAGAGCCCCACTGGATGCTCGTGGAAGACCTCGCACAGGGGACTTACCAAATGCGGAGGCGCCATAGACGCTACCTGCCGCAAGAATTGCGCGAGATAGATGAAAGCTACGACGCTCGTCTTTCGCGTTCTGTTTGTCCGCCTTACTTCCAACGTCTCGAGCGGATGTTGGCCGGCATGTTGACGCGGAAGCCTATCCGCTTGGAGAACATCTCCGACGCTGTTCGCGAGCAGATGTTCGACGTCGATCTTGAGGGCAATAACCTCGACGTCTGGACCTATAACGCCGCCAGGCTGATGGTCCGCTATGGCCACATCGGCGTGCTCGTGGATGCCCCAGCGGCGGGCCAAGAGGGTCGGCCCTACTGGAAACTCATATCGCCGCGGGAGATCTTGGGATTCCGCACCGAGATGCGCGACGGCAAACAGGAGCTGACTCAGCTGCGCCTATCCGAGCGCGTGATCCTGCCCGATGGCGAGTACGGCGAAAAGGAGGTGCAGCAGGTGCGCGTCCTGCGCCCAGGTGAGTATGCGATCCACCGCGCTAATGACGAAGGCGAGTTCGTGGTCGTCGAAGAGGGCCGGACCACGATGCCCCATATCCCGTTCAGCGTTGCATATGCCAACCGCGTCGGGTTCATGGAGTCGCGGCCTCCGCTAATGGATATTGCGGAGCTGAACCTCAAGGCGTACCAAGCCGAGAGCGACATCGCCAACCAGCCCCACCTCAGCTCGGTCCCGTTCCTCGCAATTTTTGGATTCCCTGCCGCAGGCGACGAGATCACCGTCGGGCCTCAAGAGGCTCTCGCGCTGCCGGCAGAGGGCCGGGCTGAATACGTCTCACCGCCCAGCGATGCATTTACTGCGCAGTTCACCAACCTGGACCGAGTCGCCAGCCAGATCAACACCCTCGGCCTCTCAGCCGTACTGGGTCAGAAGCTGAGCGCAGAGACCGCCGAGTCGAAGCGGATCGACCGCAGCCAAGGCGACAGCACCATGATGGTGATCGCTCAGAACATGCAGGACCTGATCGACAACTGCTTGATGCATCACGGCCACTACCTGGGCCTGAATGACACCCCGAGCAGCTACGTCAACCGTGATTTCCTTGGCACTCGCCTCGAGCCTCAGGAGATCCAAGCCCTGCTGCAGCTCTACACCGCTGGCACCATCACCCAATCCACCCTGCTGCTGCAGTTGAGCGAGGGCGAGGTCCTTGGCGACGATTTCGACGTCGAGGAAGAGGTCGAGGCCACGCAGCTTGGCGGTCTTGATGGCGAGCGCGAGCCTGAACCGGTAGAAGAGCCAGAAGAGGACGACGAAGTCGCCGAAGAGGAGGAACCTGAGGAGGACGAAGACGAGTGATGGACCAAGCCTTCGATCAAGCCAGCCACGACGACGAAGAGGTCCGTTACCTCCATGTCGTCTCTGGTGATCTCGAGGGCAACATCTTCGCTGTGATCCGCTGCAAGTGGTACAGCGACAACGGGCTGATCGGCATCTCCGAGCACCGCTTGGAGCACATCAGCAAGCAGGTCAACCTCGAGGACTTTGGGATCTTCGTGGCCAACTGCCTCAAGGCCAATGCAGACGTCACCGCGCTGGTGGCATGTGACCCCGAAGACCTAGGACTCGAGATCCAATGAGCCCCAACCGCCGTGAGGTCTTTGACGCCATTCCCGAGGCGTACTTCAGGAAGGCCATCGACCTGAATCGCTATAGCAATAGCGTCGCTCGTGACCTGATGAAGTCTTACGAGCGGATCATCCGGCGGTCGATTGCAGAGCTTGAGCGGATCGAGGCGATGCCTAGCGCCAAGCGGCCCAAGTTTCGTGCGCGTCGGCTCAAGGCGCTGATCCGGCAGAACACTGAGGCCCTGGCGAACTGGTCAAACAAGTCGAGCCAAAAGGTGGCCAAGGAGCTGGCGGGCTTGGCCGACATCGAGGTGAAATTCACTACGGGCCAGCTACGGCGTGCCCTGCCCGAGGCGGCTCAGGGTGTTGTGCGTACGGTTGAGGTGACGCCGGCATTCGCCGAGGCGGTGGTCACTGCCGACCCGACCGACATTGGCACGTCTGTCCTGAGCGACAGTCTTGAGGAGGTGGTCGAGGGCTCGTCGCGTGCCATGAAACTGACGGCGCGGCAGGGTGCAGCGATCAGGATGCCTGACGGCCGCTCGGTAGGCAAAGCGTTCCGCGGGCTTGCAGACAAGCAGGCGGAAGTCTTTGCGCAGACCGTGCAGGATGGCCTCCTGTCTGGCGAGTCCACCCAGCAGATTAAAAACAGGCTGATGGGTGCGCTTGGGGACGTTGAGTTCTCGACCAAGGCTCGGACGCTGCAGCAGCAGAAGCTGGCCAATGGCCAAATGTTTAAGGCTGCACCCCATCAGGTGAGCACCTTGGTGCGCACAAGCGTGAACGCGACGTCGAACGTGGCGAGCCAACGGGTCTACAAGGCCAATCCGCAGGTGACTAAGCGGTATAGATGGATTGCGACTCTCGACACCAGGACGTCGCCAATCTGCCGCAGTCTCGATCAGCAGGTTTTTGAGTACGGCAAGGGGCCGACCCCTGCCAATCCTCCGCATTTCAACTGCCGTTCGACGACGGTGGCGGTTGTGGACTGGGAGGGCTTGTCGAACAAGTACGGCATCGACCTCCAACCGAAGCCCAACAAGATCAAGCGGCCGTCGAGCGAGGGCGCGGTCCCGCTTGGCACGAGTTACGGGAAGTGGCTGCATGATCAGCGGCCCAAGGGCAAGAAGTTTGAGGCCAGTGCCGCACAGGCGCGTTCGCTAGGCGGCGGCAATGATTCGCCAGGGGCCAGACAGAAGGCTCGCTATTTCAACAGGCTGGCGGACAAGTATGGCCCGGATGAGGCCATGAAAAACGTCTTGCGCGAGGACGGCACCGAGGTGAGCCTGGCCGACCTGAAGAAGCGTTATGGCGAGCCGGAGCGGATCACGGCCACCAAGACGAAGGCCAAGCCCAAGCCCAAGACGAAGCCCACACCTGCTGTTGCTGCTGCGCCGAAGCCTACGCCGAAGGCCGCGGCCGTGTCTGTTGCTGATCAGATCGCGGACAAGGAGGCCAAGTTCAAAGCATTGAACAGGGAAGTTCTGACCTCTGATGCCAAGAGGACTAAGGAGCTGTTGCCTGAAATCAAGCAACTCAGAGACGAGATCGCGGAGCTGAAAGGCGAGAAGGTGCCGCAGGTTAAGACGGTGGTGCTTCAGAAAAAGGCAACCCCTCAAGCCAAGGCAGAACCCAAGAAGCCGATCAAAAAGCTCAAGTTTGGCGAAACGCCCAAGACCACCACCGACGTGGCCTACGACTACAAGGCCAACTGGTCTGGCATGTACGAGAAGCGCCACCAGTTTATGAAGGTGGTGGACGATATGGATGACTGGTCTGGCGATGGCTTCAAGGGCGTCAGGGCTGCCCAGTTCAAGCGGGCTCAGGAGCGCGGCGTCAAGCTGAGCAGCTGGGAGGCGTCAAGGATCAAGGTCCTCGACAAGGGCGAAGACAAGACG